CGCCGAGTACTTGCCGATGGACCGGCGAGTCGAGCGGGGGAAGCGCGACCCTGACCGGAGCCCCTTGCCCTGGATGAGTTCCAGTTGGAAGTCCAACGACTCATCAATGAACTCGTAGTGACGGTCAACCGTCACGCCGGTCCCATAGACGGTCTCCTTCTTGAGACCGATACTCGCGTCCTGCTGGGTCGTCATTCGCCTTCACCCTTCTTGGTGGAAACCTTCGCGGCCACAACGGCTTCGAAGTTCTCCGGTTGCTCCAGCAATCCCTTGGCCACGTCGACCGGCAGTTCCCGCTCTTCGCCGACTTCCCAGTTCTGGATGCCGAGAGTCGGCAGGTCGAGGGCGCCGCGAGGCGACACGTTCTTGACGATGGGCATTGTTTGGCTCCTCAGCCTGAGATTCGGACGTAAGCGGTGAAGGTGGCGCGGATCTCGATGCCGCGACGACCGGAAGGGGAATCGTTCAGCGCGAAACCCTCGGCCTCGTGCTCAGTCATGAAGCACCACAGGACCGACGAGTCCAGGTGCGTATCCGTCACCCGGACGTACCGCTCCAGCAATGCGAGCAGTTCGTATGCGCGGTCCTCAGCGTCACGCTGCGCAGTGCGAAACACCATGAAATGGATGTCACACGTGAGGGTTTCGTTGCGGGTCCGGGGCGTTCCGTACGTCGCCGGCTCCTGCACACTCGTGGTGCGCATGAACATGACGATGTCGTCGGACCAGGAGTCCGGTTCACCCCACGAGTAGGTGATGGAACGGGGATCAGCCGCCGCGAGATGCGCGATCCGGGCCGCCGCTTCCAACTTCACCTTCAGGTCATAGGTGCCGGTCGCGGTACTCGTGAAGCTCATGCGAAACCGGGCAGATCAGGAGACGGTGCCAGATGGTCACGCACGGCCTGCGGGATGCCGAAACCCATTGGCACCTCGCCATTCCATGCCGTCCGCTGCGTCTGCTGAGTGCGAACCCACCAGAACGACGCCAGTTCCAACGCCGCCAGCTTCACATGCGCTGGTGTGGCGACATTCCCGACGACCGCAGTGACAACGACCGACGTACCCGACGACCACGGAGCGAACCCGTTGGACGGATCGAGGATGCCCCGGTCGGCGCGCGTCACATCGTCATACAGGGCAGCAGCGACAGTCACCCCGTCGATCACTACCGAGGTCACCGACGCGTACCTCCACGGCAGCACCAGTGCCCCGGAACGAGGTCCGCAGCGATAAACCTTCGTCGTGAGTTCCAGTGGCCCCGTGATGTTCTCAATCTCCGGGGTCACCGCGTCAACCAGCGAGTACAGGGTGGACCGTTGCGCCTCGGACAGTGTCGTGTCGATCTTCGCGAACTCGATCACATCCGCGACCGTCACGAGGCCCACAGGTCAGGCCGTCTCGTGCGGCTTCGCGGACCGGCCACGAGGCGCGACAGTCTTGGGTGCGTCCTCGACAGATAGGGCAGCAGCGCGCTTCTCGGCCGCAGACTTCACACCGAGCCCGCGAAGCTGCTTATCCACAGCCTCCACGCGGGAAGTCAGGCCGATAGCTTCGGCGCTGGCCCGTTCAGCCTGAAGTTGCGCCACCAAACCGGTGAGTTGGTACGGGGTTTCGCTCATTGGTTCCTGCCTCTCGCTCACGCGGTGGTCCACACATCTATCGAACTGGTGACGTTCGTGTTGGCTGAAAGAGTTACGCGGAGGTAACGGAAGGGCTGATTCGCCTGCACGATCTTGTAGCCCGTCGTCGCAGTGGTCACGACGAACGTTGTGGCGACAACCGTTGCCGGGGTCGTGTGATCGGCGTAGGCAGCCTGGAAGAAGTTCGTTCCATCCGCCGAACCCTCAATCAGGAACGTGCATGTCGGGGTTGCGCCGACCGTGGTTGTGATCTTCAGCAGGACCGAACCCTTGGCCGCGCCACGATCCAGAACGTTCGTCGTCGCGCCGGTCCCGGTCTGCGCCGTGGACAGGTTGACGGTGTCAATGAGTCCACCCTGCGGATCACCTTCGAGTGTTGCCAACGGGTTTCACTTCCTCTCAGGGTGGGGGTGTGCCGATGTGACGGCAGGAGGATCGCCCCTGCCGTCACATCGGATTTACGACTCAGGGTCAGGCAAACGTCGGAAGGATCAGACCGGTTCCCGCGATTTTTGATTGCCCATTCGTAAAGCGCGAAAAAGTGTAGCCAAAATATCCATACAGCACGAGCAAAACACCCAGAGAAGCCGCTGCGGGCTGCTCTGCCCGGATGAACACCGGCGCAGACGGGTCTTCCCACAGGTGGCACTCGTCGGACGCGACCACGTAGATCTCGTCCTCGTTCGTGCCGAACGCGGTAGACACGTTGTTGTCCACGATCACGACAGTGCCGCCAGGCAGGGTGCCGCGAGCGCCGTCGCCGTACTTCGCGGCGAGAGCCTCCGCGCCGTGGTTGCCGTTGATCCCAGGCTGCCCGATGAACGGGAAGCTGGTACCAACCTGTGACTGCATCCAGTACCAACGACGGGAGTGCATCACGACGAAGTCCGGGCGAGCCTGACCGAGCAGAGCTGCCTCGGAGTTGGCCAGCGCGTTGTGGAACTTCGGCCACAGTTCGGCAGTGGTCGGGGACGCGTCGGTGTACGCCACGGACTGAGCAACAGCCGAGAGCCCAGTCGTCGCCTGGTTCAACAGGGTCGAGTCGAGCGTGGTGGCATACCTGCGGAACAGGTCATCCATCACGGTCTCTTCGATGCCAGTGCCACGGTCGATGGCCTGACGGGAGATGGTCTGCTGGCCAGCGGCGGTCTGCACCGACACCGTCAGCAGAGTGTCATCAATGTTGGTCTCCTGCACCGCCGAGTTTTCCGACGACTGCAGAGCAACACCAGTCGCGGTGGTGATGCGAGAGATGTTGACGGTCATGCCATCTGCCGGCAGCGCGTGCTTGTTGCAGATGTCCGCGAACGGACGACGAGCCGCAACAGCCGGTGCCTTCATGTCCACCAAGTACTGGGGGACAGTGAGCCCGGCGAACGCGCCAGTGCCCGCTGCACGGGTGACGACCTGGCCGCGCTCCACGCGCTCCTCGGACATGTGCCGCATCAGGCGCTGCTCGGCCTGCGGATCGCGGTACAAGTGCTGCGCCAGGATGTCCTTCAGGAAGTTGCCGCCGCCGTGGTCGTTGCCACGGTTGTAGGTCCGCTCTTCCGAGCCGACACGAGCGACCCGGTCGTACGCCGGGAGCTTCGCCTCGGTGGACTTGTCAGCGGTGCGAGTGGACAGCAGGACATCGTTGGAGTCCTCCAGTTCCTTCGCGGCCCGGAGTTCGGTCAGCGCCTTCTCCTGCGCGTTGATGTCGGACTGTGCGCGGGTGTGCTGCTCCATCGAGGACTTGGCCTCGGCGGATTCGTCCTCGGAGAGCCCCGAGCGGCCTTCGTGCTGCGCGCGCGCGTGCAGCAACTTGACGGTGGCAAGCGCGGAGTCCCTGCGCTTGGTGGCCTGCTGAAGCCCGACCTCGGCGGTCAGAATCAACTGGTCGAAAGTGGTAGCCATGATGGCCCTTTCGTTTCGTTCGGATGGGTGGCCCGTTGCGCGCCAAACACACCCGGTCATCTGCGGGTGTCGGTCGGTCTGCTCGGCCCGGTCATCTGCGGGCCCCTGGTACGGGTTATGGCTCCCCGGTCATCTGCGGGGGGTGCGGAAAGTCAGATGGGACGTTCGGACAGCGTGATCCACGCCGCGATGCTGTCGAGGTGCATGCCTGTGCGGGTCTCGGCTAGCTTCACGATCTCGTCGGACTGGGCAGCAATGGCCTTGCCGTAGACAGCGTCCGCGACGAGATCGCCACGGGACTCCAGCTTCTCCATCACCGCACGAGCAGCACCAACAGGCAGCCGTGTGTAATCGTCCAATTGCCGCGCTGAGATCGACGTGTACGGGTTGGCGCCGTAGTTGACGGCCGAAACGTCCCCGCGATTGATCGACAGCTTCGTGATCGTGAACTCGGAGAAGTCCTCCGACCACAGACCGTCCTCAAGCTGGAACGCGAACGACATCTCCGTCACAGTGCGGTCCTCGATGGCCAACAGCAGATCAGCAACGTCGGTGCGCTTCGGGTTCAGTTTCGCTTCGGACTCAAGCCCGGTATCACCCATGCGCAGCATCAGCGACCCGTTCGTGGTCCGCGCCATGCTCAGGCCCTTGTGATTCACCAGGAACACGACATCCGGGTTAGTCGCCAGGGTCTCGGTGAACGCGCCGCGCTCGATGGTCTCCGTGTACTCCCCGAACATGTCGAACAT